TACGAGCAAAAATAACTTGTATTCCGCAACTAATTGACGAGGAGACCGCCCGATGGGTGTATTTAAAAGAGAAGAGCCAGCACAGGAGCCAGTAGCTCCAAAAGCTAGCGCTAAAAAATCTAGCAAAGGCAAGCCTTTCGGGAGCTCAAGACTTCCACAGCCAGCTGGTGCATCTTTCTTCTTCAACGCCCCAACTCCCGTTCCTTTCAACTCCCCCCGCGCCCTTACGGCGGCTGCTGCTCAAGTAAAAATGAACGACAAGGCCGAGTTTGAGCAGTTTAAAGCGCGCCGCTCCGCTTCATCCTCCGCTTGGCAGTCAGAAGCTTGGGAGTACTACGACGCAATTGGCGAAATTAAATACGCCTTCAACTTAGTTGCATCCGTTGTCTCACGTATCCGCATCTTTGCGGCTGCAATTGACGACCCAAGCCAGTCTCCTGTTGCAGCGAGCGAGTCCACCTCAATTGACCAGAGCCTTGCCTCAGCCGCAGAACGCGCACTTTCCCGCCTCAACTCCGCCTATGGTGGACAGCCAGGTCTTTTGAAAGATGCTGCCCTCAATCTTTCAGTTACTGGCGAATGCTACCTAGTTCAGATGCCAGCCCGTAGAGGAACTGGAGAGCCCGAGTCTTGGGACATCCGTTCCGTTGATGAAGTTGTAGCTGACGGTAGCGGAAACCTAAACGTTATTGGACGCCGCGAACAAGGCGCAGGGCAGGGTGGCGGAAAGAACTCAGGAGTTGTTAACTTAGGCAAGAATGCTTTCGTTGGCCGTATCTGGCGCTCACACCCTCGCTACTCAGACGAGTCCGACTCGAGCCTGCGCGGTCTATTGGACATGTGTGCCGAGCTACTTTTGCTCAACCGTACTTTCCGTGCAACCGCTCGCTCACGCCTAAACGCTGGCGCTCTTTACTTGCCAGACGGTCTTTCCGTAGCTGCACAGGGCGACCCTGCAAACTACCCTTACGATTCTGAAGATGGAATTGGCGCTGGCTTCACAGCTGAGGAAGCAGAAGACGAGTTTGAAGAGCAGTTGATGGACGCGATGACCACGCCGATTCGTGACGAAGAGTCCGCATCTGCAGTTGTGCCCCTGATTATCCGTGGACCCGCTGAGCTTGGCGATGCTATCAAGCAGTTCAAGTTTGAGCGTTCGTTCGACCCAGCACTAGCTGAGCGCTCTGACCGTGTACTAGAGCGTATCTTGCAGGGCCTAGATGTTCCTAAGGACGTTGTAACGGGACTTGCCAACGTTAAGTACTCCAATGCGCTCCAGATTGACGAAGCTCTTTATAAAGCCCACATCGAGCCTTTGATGCTCCTTATTGTTGACGCCCTAACAGTTGTTTACTTGCGTCCGTACCTAATTGCCAACGGATACTCAGCAACAGAAGTTGCTCGCATCACCGTTTGGTATGACCCTTCAGCCGTTTCCACACGTAACGACAGGGCAACTGATGCTGACGCAGGCTTTGACCGCGGAGCAGTTTCCTACGACACATGGAGACGTGCGCACGGTTTCTCGGACCAAGATGCCCCTACTCCTACCGAGCTTGCAATACGCATGCTTCAGGAAAAGGGCTCGCTAACTCCAGAACTTACCGAAGCGATGCTTGGCGCTATTTCCCCAGAGATTATGAATGCAGTTCGTGCAGCACAGCAAGGCCAGTCCGTTGCTCCGTTGCCAACTGAAGTTGAAGAGGTTTTGAAAAGAGCAGCCGCGGGCGAGCCTGCCCCTGAAGAAGAAGCTAACTAATTATGGAAAAAAGGGACGAGCTAGCTAAGGGGCAGGGCAACGTTCCTATGCCTCAACCAACTTCGTCAATTACCGTTTCTGATAAGAACAGCCTTATCCGTACTCTGTCCACTCTAGAGAATGAAGTTCACGAACTTCGCAAGAGCATCAGACAAGAGTATTCATCCGAGGAGCTTTCCAATAGCCCCTGCTGGGACGGCTACGTCCAAATAGGAATGAAGAAGGGTAAAAACGGTAATCAAGTTCCCAACTGCGTTCCTGCCACTACTTCAGCTATCGCCGAAGCTGCAACGTTTGCCGCTGAGAACAGACCTGCTGCCCCTGAGGGATTCCACTACATGCCAGACGGCGCACTAATGCCAGACTCGGCACACGACGAGAATGCCCCAAGACCAGAAGCTCCCGAAGGTTATCACTACATGCCAGACGGAAATCTTATGTTGGACTCTGGGCACGACGACGAAGCTGCAGCTAAAAAGAAGCGCACTGCTGCCCAGACTCCTGCTCCCAAGAAAGACCAAATAAAAGGCTCTTCAAAGAACAAAAAGGGCTCGGCTTCTGGCAGTAAGAAAATTACCTTCTCAAAGGCCGTAGAAAAAGCTCTTTCCAACAAGGTTGAGACCCACAATAAAAAAGCATCGAAGGGACGCCGCGCAACTCTTGGGATGCTAAAGGCTGTTTACCGCCGCGGAGCTGGGGCCTTCTCCACAAGCTACCGACCTGGACAGAACCGAAACTCTTGGGCACTTGCTCGCGTTAACGCGTTCTTGCGTTTGCTTTCCTCAGGTAAGCCCTCTAAGGCTGCTTACGTACAGGACAACGACCTACTTCCTGCTTCCCACCCAAGGTCCACCAAGAAAGACTCTTCTACCGAGCCCTTGACCGCTGACGCTCAGGACCACTCCGAGCTACAACTTATAACGGCCTCTGCTTACGCAGAAGCTGAACTCGAAATTGAGCTGCCCGCAGAGAACACTTTTAAAACAGCACAGGAAGCAATTCTTGCTCTAACCGAGTTTTCAGATTTTGGCTACGAAGCAGAAGAAGCTATCAAGGCAAGCTGGCTCCGTGCAGTACGAAACGGGGAAGACCCTTACGTAAGAGCGAAGCTTCTTTCAACTTTGACACACGACAGTTTAGATGCAGACTTATTGCCAAGAGAGGCCTCTGAAAATGAGTAACGAATACCCGATTAAGCCAGCAACACATACGCTATCTTTTGACGGACAAAATGCGAGCATCATTCGCGACATTCTTTCTTCTCTTGCAGAGCTAAACGAAGGTCACCGCGCATCTCGCCGAGTTACAGCTGGCATGGCTAAAAAAGTCGCCACACGCTCTCTTGCAAAGACTGCCGACCAGACCTACTCCCTTCGCCGCCACCGTGCTTTTTCCGACCTATCAGACTTCGCGGCACTTGCCCAGTTGGATAAGGGGCTTACCGCTTCTGCCCACACGAACCTGCTCCCCGTATCACATCCTCGGTCTACTCGCAAAAGTGCGATGGACTGGAAAGAACTTCGTAAGGCGCAAGCTCGCTGGTTTGCTGACGACTCTCGGGTTACCGACCCCCTAGTTGGGCCGCTTCTCGCATCTGCTTTTACCGCTGAGCTAGGAAGCTCTGCCCACCAGTACGCTGTTGCTCGTCTGAACGCAATGGGACCAAGCCAAGTTCCTCTAGTTGCACTGGTTGCCGCATTTAAAATGGGTGGCAACAAAGGCTTCTGGCGCTTCCAGCTTCGAGACAGTGAGGGTAAGTTTGCCAACATGTTTGGCGGTATCCGCAGACTAGTGCGCCGTATAAACGGAACCGTTTCGTGGCTTGCTGGTCGCGTTGTTTCGACCAACCCGAACAACAAAACTTTTATCCAAGAACTACCAGATGGCAGGCTAATTAGAACAGCAGCCTCTGCTGGTAAGTCTGTTAAGGCAATTCTCCCCAATCAACAGGACGCTCAAGGATTCAGCAAGACTCCAGCCAAATCAGCAGCTGACAGCGATGTGGTTGACGAAGCAGACTTAGAGTTTGTAGATTCTCCAGATGGCTACAAAAAAGACCCGTCTTATAAGCCTACGCAGGAAGACATTGACTACTACGGACCAAAGATTGACCTTGGAACTAAATTTGTTGACGATAACGACAACTATGAAGTCCTAAAGTTTGACAACGGAGCCAACGTTGCCGCAAGAAACAAGTTTGAAGCCCAGCAACAAAAAGAAGCTGAAGGTAACAACGTTGTTGCTCTAGGCATGGCCGAAGACGGCGAGCTTAACCCAGCGCTGCCTGTGTATTTTGTTCGCCGTAAAGATGACAAAGATAAAGACTTTGCTGTTGCTCAGTCTTGGGCAGATGTTCAAGACTTTATCGCTAAAGACGAGGACCTTTACGAAGCAGGCGAGCCAGCTGACCCACAGCGTCCTTCACGCTCTGCTGGCCTTCTTGACCCAGAGCTTAAGGTTGGCGACAAGGTTGATACAGCTAACTTTGACGGGGAAGAGATTCCTGGAGACGAGAATGCGTCCAAGTCACTACAGACTGCTTACCAGAAGAAACTAAAAAGCTTTAAAGATGCAGGCGGCGAGTTCCCACTTGACCCAACCCGTAGTCACTTTATGTTGGAAGATGGCACTGTTATCGACTCCGAGACGGGCCGCGTTCTTCGCGACTCCGTTGGAAACGCAAACCCAGACGCATGGCTAGATGATTTTGACGAGCAAGGAACCCAGAAGGACAAGAAAGCTCCTGCTCCAGCCACAGACGACACCCCTGAGACCGAATCACCCTCTGTACCAGCTAACTACTATGAAATAGATACAAACGCTTCCTACGAGCCTCAGGGGGCTACTGAAGGGCAAGAGTCTGAGGACTTTACCGATGACCCTGCTGCACTTTCAGAAGAGTTCTCAGCTAAAGACCTAGTTAACGCTCTAAATGAGGGTGTTGTTGGTTCCGATAGCGTTCCTGGCAACGGTTTTGGCTACTTGGACTTCTCTGACGGCGCTGAGATAGTTCCAGTTGAGGCTATCTACGAAGCTCTTAACGAAAAGGGCGAAGACGCTAAAGCCATTCTTGATGATATCTACAAAGTCGGCAACGGTGACTTAGGGACTAAGGTTCCTAAGGGGACAAAAGAAGCCCTAGGTGACGAGCTTCCTGAAGCAGCTAAGGCCGAGCCTACGGGTAAAAAGCTTCCTCCACTGATTGAGGGAATGACCAAAGATGAGCAGCAAGCATTTTTGGATTCAGGCGAGTACAAGGCCTACCTCCCAAAGAACAAAGCTTACGCGGACTCTGATGTTCCAGAGGGTTACTCAGCAATTGATGAAGCCTCTTTTAATGAAATTGAGGGCGACACTCCTCAAGATGCGCCTCAAGGCTTTTCTGTCAGTCCAGTTGACATTGCTAACGATTACAAAAACGAAGAACTTATCAAGGAGCTTCGCCGCTCTATAGAGCCAGGAAATGCAACTCCAGGTTATGGAATCTTGGGCATGAACACTCCTGAAGGGGAGCAGTACCTAGCAAACGTTCCAGCCGAGGCAATTCGTGACGCACTTCAGCTGCAAGGCGTGGACACCGACGAGCTGATAGATGCTATCTACGCAGAGGGCTTAAAAGGGCAAAACTTTGACGAGCCTACTAATGCTCAAATCCAAGACGCTATTGACGGCGAGGATGTTGAAGAATTCGAAGCTACCCCCGAAGAAACCCCAGTAGCAGAACTTCCAGCTGCAGACGAACCAGTAGCCGCCGCTGACACAGCCACAGCTACGTCAGGAATCTCAACAGGGGAACCAGACGGACCAGCTCTACTAAGCGCCAGTGCCGAGAACCTTAAAGCAGGGGATATTACGTTCTCTGACAACTTTGTAATTGAAAATGTATTCTCCGACGCTGACTCAGAGGCACAAAAGCCAGGAAGCGTTTGGATTGAGGGATACTACCCTGGACACCAGACTCAGAAGACAAAGCTCTGGAACAAGAATGTTCAGATTAAAGTTTACCGCAATGTAGAGGCTCCTGCAAAGGGAGACCTCCCAGTTCTATCTAAGCCAAAGCCAAGAGAATTTGACCCCGAAGGTATAATCTTTGAGGACAAGAATTTAGGGGTCTATGTCCCTAAGGACGCAGAAGCGCGTAGTAAATTTCTTGATGCCCTAGACGAGTACAACAAAAACCTAGCGCAAGCTCAGGGGCTATGGACCGAACCTGACATCCAGACTCTTGCTGTGTGGCAGACCGAAGAATTAGCTGCACCTTTTAGCCCAGCAAACCCCGTTGGTATAACCACGGTTAAGGCTACAGAAGTGAAAGCTGGAGACGTCACTTTCAAAAAAGAGTGGGGTTCTGATTTTTACGAGTACTTCATTATTGAAGGCGTAGAAGAAGTAGACGGAAAGGCCGTTGTTCAGGGGTACTACCCAGGGCACGTTTCGCAGACAAAAGAGTGGAACGCCACCACTGAGATTACGGTAATGCGCGGTGCCTCTAACTTGCCAGCTCCTGGAGAAAAGCCAGCGCTTTCACGCCCAGACAAGACTGACCCAGATTTAGTAGA